CGATGTTTAGATTCTCGATGTTATCCATTGTTTTTGCGTAGATAATTCGAGAGTTATTCATGGGCTTTTCTACGAATAGCTCGTAGAGATAGTTTCCTAAGCCTTCAGGGGTGCCAGAGCTGTAGACTTGCGGGCAAGGTGCGCCCTTAACCCTTACACGAGCCACACATTCGTTGTAGCGTCCTTTTGTCATTAGCGTGGCCTCGTTTATTCCCATATCAGATAAGTTAGGTCCACGAATTTTCTTCTCGGCTGTGAATAGATAGAGCTTACCCTTGCACCAAGGGAAGGAAAAAACGTGGTCTGTTTGGTGGTAACGATAAGGTACTTTGTTGTCTTCAAAGATTTGCTCGAAGGTTGGTAGCACGTCTTTTTTTAATTCTGCGTAACTAGGCGCTGTTAAGCCACCTGAATGTTGTCTGTTTATCCAACGAAGCCAAAGGGCTTTCATGCAAAGGCTGTGAGTTTTTCCAGAGCCGTAACCGCCTGACAAATGTAAAAACCGAGAAGTTAAGTCGTTATGAAAATCACGTTGATGCGGAAGCATCTTGTAAGTTATTGAAAGTCTCAATCAGCTACAAGGATAGCTGAAGCTGTTTAATTTTGGTAGCCGCGAATAAAGGCGTGCATTAAATTATACAGCTCTCTTTTCGAGCAGTAGCCGCTATGAAAAACGTCTTCAACGCCTGTCGAGCCGTCTTTACACATACGAACTAACTTCCAACCGCCGTAGGCGCCGTCTAAATGAAAATTGCCGCCGTTGGGTGTGTACTTACCGTCGGGATTTTTCGTGTACGAACTCGTTGGCGACTTAGTAATGATGTTTATTCTGTTAACTACGGCTTCAAGGTCTTTTTGAGTTATTCGTTCCATATTGGTCCTTAATCTAAATCAAGATAAATGGCCCAAACCATTGGTGTAGGTAGCATATCCGAGCCTTCAAACTGCTTAGGACGTTTAACTTTCCTAATATGTTTAATTTTAAAAATAGGTTTGTCGTTAGGATTTTGATAATGAAACTGTAAAAAACCATAACGTTTGCGGTCGCTAAAAACTCGACCGTAATAAGTTGAGTCTTTTCGATACTCGACTCGTTTCACTCCTGATCGAATTTTGTCCAACCAACATTTTTTTATTCGTAATAAAAGGGCTTCCCCGCTCATGCAATAAACTTAAGCGAATACTGCGGAGCATTAAAGAAAATTGCTACAAATCGGCGACGCAGACTGTTATTGTTTTTACCTATGGACTACGGCGTTAATTTTCGTCTTTACCTATAAATGCAAAGCTATACGTTTTTACTTTTTGACGAACGCCGCTATTCTTAACGCCTTTAACAAAGCGCCCCATTCGGGAAGCTTTGATTTTCAAATTGTTTTCTTCTTTCATAAATCGCCATAATGGTGACTTAATGCAAGCGCGAAGCATCGGTTTACTCGAAAACTTAATGTAAATTTTGCAACGAGGATGAAGCTTTTTTACTTCTAATGCAGCAAGGTTAGTCATCTTAAGGCCAAGGCCGAAACCGACATAATCGGGGTGGATAACAATACGATTAGCGTGAAAGATGTATTCTTTACCACGGCGTTTTGGAACATAATTAACGAAGTTGCAATAGCCAATTTTCATGCCGTCTTCGGAATGAAGAACGTAACTATAGTTTTTACCAACCGCGGGGTGCTTGCTTAAATAGTGATACTTAGCAAATTCTTTCCAAGACGCTCCTGAGTCCCGTGAAAGATCGAAGCGTAGTTGTTCTTTTTTTTTTCTTTCCTCGGGGGCTAATTTTGAACGGTCTACAAAAGTTTCAGTACGACAATCTATTATCCAATCAGGGTCAAGCCATTCAACTATGTCATAATGACAGCTCACGAGTACGATGTTCTTTTTTATAAAACCAGACCGTAGTGTTTTGTTAATAGAACAACTCATTGCTTTAGCAACGGTTCGATCAACTACTGACGTCCATTCGTCAACAATGATGGTGTTTTGTTTTGAATTTGCGAGGTTAACCGCTACGCTTGCTCGTGCGCGTTGTCCGTTAGAAAGTTCATACGGTTTTCTTAGCCAAGATGGAATAGCAGAAAGTCCCACGGCGTTTAAGTATTTAATAATGTCGTTGTAATCTTCAATAGCTGTAAATTGGTCGATTACAGGAACGTCTGCTTTCATAAGGTCTTCAAAACAATCATCGCCGAACATTTTCTTAGCGAGGGTAGTTTTCCCCGACCCCGAAGGGCCAAGAATAAGTCCGATTTTATAATCTTTAGGTAAATTAACGGTAACGGTTAAAGAATGAGAAAGTTTTTCTTCAATATTTAAATCTACTGATTGCGCTGCTAATTTAGCTCTAAAACTATTTGAAGGTTCTGATTTTATATTTACACAATAAGTTTGCATTTATGTCCCGCTTCTTTCGTAGCGTTGTAAAAGTTTTCAGCTTCAAATTCATTTGCAAAAGAAACTGTTACTAAAATTTCGTTTTCATCAGACATATCGGGTTCCGAAGAGTCGTCCTCTTCTTTGCCTTCGCCATAAAATTCTTCTTTAAATGATTCTACGTCGAAGTCGGGAAGATCAAAGTCATCTAATTCTTGAACATCAAGTTCTGCTTCTAAAATGTATTGATGTAATCCTTCAGCGTCGAGTTTACCGAATTGTGATACATAACCTAAAAGTTTCTTTTTAGCTTCTAACTTAGTTTTAGCTGTAATTTCTACGCAAGGAACATCGGGTATTTTATAACCTTCTGCTTGCATACGTTTTAAAGTATGGCATCTTTGATGACCGTCTAAAGTGTAATACTTCCCGTCATTTTTCCAAATTAAAATAGGAGAAGAAAAGCCTTGGTCAAGAATTTGTTTTTTAAGTTTTTCATACCCTTCTTCAGATAATTTTTTTAAGTTTTTTTGAAAGTCGTGTAAGTTTTGAAGAGCAACGTAAAGTTTTACGTCACAAGTAATTTTAATTTCCATTATTCACCAAACTCCATGTCTTCGTAACCTTCATCAAGATCAACGGGATCGTCTTTCATTCCAGTAATGTTTTTAGCCCAGAAAATCAAAGAAGCTGGCGAGCCTTTCATTTGTCCAGTTGCTTGTCCTTTAAACATTTTCTCTACGCCTAATTGAACTTTTGACTTTCCAACGTTATGGGCGTCAAGAAATTCTTTGTATTTTTTTCGCCAATCATAAAGAGTTTGCTTAGAAACTCCTATCAATCCAGCGAAAGATTCAAAAGAATAAACTTTCGCCATGTGGTTGATTAACATTTCGCAATATTCGGGCTTATAGTCCGTAGGTCTGCCAACGGGTTCAGCTTCCTTGTTCGTTGGCTTCTTTGATTTTGTCTTCTTGTCTTGAGAGCGCATCGAATACCTCCTCGTTTATAATTCCAGTATCGCACGCTTTGTTTATAACTTCTGTGTCGGCAATGTCTTGCTTGATTGCCATTTTGGCAGCTTCGGACATCATGCGCTCGTGTGCTTTTTGTTTAACTAGAGAAATGAAAAAGTTTGTTGCATCTACAACAATATCTTTTAGTTGATTGTTTGAGTGATTTTTAAAAACAGGGTTAGCAAGTTCCACGCAAATGTTGTCAATAAACGCAGGGACTCGTTCGTTAACCGCGAGAGCTTCTTTTAGCTCACGCTGTATAGATGGCGAGTTTCTGACGGTTGCTTGATACTCTTTAATAATCAAATCGCGTAGGTTCATTATTATTGTTCGATGAATTGATCTGACTGGACGATTTTCGCAGCCATTTGTGTTTGTAGTTTAATAAACTCTGGGTTCATGGGAGTGGGCGACCAGATTTCAGAGTGCTTGTATTCGACTTCGTGAGTGTGGTTATCAACGCCGTTAGCGGGTACTGAAACAACTTCCCAATAGCCTTGAGAGTTCTTTTGACGAACTTTCTTTAACGGGCCAGAGCATTTGTAGACAGCGGGTTCTGTTTCGGTGGCAGGGGTGACCATGATCATCTCGTGAAAGTGTCCACCGATGGGTACGCAAGTTGTTTGCGGGTCGCCGCTTGAGCTAATGGAGTGGAAAAAGTGAACGTGCTCGGCATCTTCCCAATTGGGTACGGACGTGAAAGAAGTGTTCTTTTTAAAAGTGCTCGAAAGGAGTTTGTAGAGCGAGTGGAGTTTGCCAGCTTGTTTTTGGAAGTTATATTTAACCTTCTTTTTAGCTGCCGCGAGTTGCTCTTCAAGAGCTGCAATAGATTCTGGTGTTTGAGTTTCTTCTGTAAGTTCTTTTTTAGGTCTAGCCATTTGGTCCCTTTCAAATGGATCAAGCGGCTTGGCAAGCGGTGCCATGAAAAATAGGTAACGATGGGAGCCTATAAGTCAGATTCTAGCCAAGTCGCTGATCTTGAGATGAGTGTAACTTTAAAGGTGTGCTCGGCGAAAGGGGTGCGCGTGAGATTGTTTGACTCATGGCGCAGCCGAGGAATTGAACCTACGGTCTTCCCTGTAACGGGGTGCTTTTTCGTTAAGCTAACTGCGCACTTTATTTGTAGAGTACGGATAAGATAAACGCAAAGAGTAGCAAGAACGCCGCGCAAGTAGCTAGTTGAATCCCAGCGGGCAGTTCAAGTTTGCTAACGGCCATTACGACTACAGCGAAGGCTAAGACGAAGATTAAAATTATTCCGATCATGTTTTTAGTTTGAACGGGGTTTTAAAGAAAAGCTAGTAAAGCTTATATTTTAATGACTCAAAAGTTAAATCTAGTGATTTTTTATCAGCTATTCCGTTTAGCGTATAGCTCGCAGACAATAGGTTTCGAGTAATTTTTATAACCATTGTGTCGTGTATGGTGGCATCGCAATAGGCGTTATAAACGGCTTTAGTGTCTCTAATCATGTTGTTTAAAAATTTTCTCAAAGTTATTTGATTGCTTTCAAATTCATGTAAATTTTTACTGATTTTGCCAAAAATAATAACGCCAAGCTTTTTGTATTTATCCCGTTCTTCGTTTTTTATGTCACAAAACAAAAGGTCATATTGGTCGAAACATCGGCAGATAATGTCGTAAACACCCCCCATAGGTTTCTTTTTAAAATCAGCGTAATGTGCGAAGTAGCTCATAAGGTTTGTTTAAGCGATAACGGGGTTTATTCAAGCTAAAAGCCCGTGCGAACACCCCGTCTATAAGTTCGCACAACATCCATTCAATCGAATCTTTCAATAATTCACTATTTTTGGGTAGCTACTTACTCTTCTCCTCTTCCTAAAAAGTTAAGTTATTGATTTTACTAATGTCGCAGTGTATTATATTTTTTTCTTACTGTATATCTATATATATATTGAATTATATATATAGAGATAGATAAAGAGAAAGGAATACAAATACTTAGATCGTTTGAATACTTCAAAACCGTATTGATTTAATGTTGAATTGTTGAATTATTGATTCACGAATAATTCCAAGGTTTGAAGTGTATTGAAGTTGTTGGCTTGAAATATGATCTAACAAGCCGTCCAGAGTTTTTGTCTTTTGCGGGAAGAATCGACCCAGTCCGAGGTTATAAGATAAGAATCCTCGAGGTCTTTTAAAATGTCAGCTCGTTGTTTTCCAGCCCATTGGGTTTTTCGAGTTAGTTCGCTTTGAGTTATTCCGTTAGGAGATGCTCGAATAATTTCGAGAACCCGAAGATTATTTTTTTCTAAGACGTTTTCAGCCGAAGTCTGCTGATAGACACCCCGTACGTTCGCCCAAGCTGCCTCTACAACGTCGATACCCCATTGAACGGAGTCTACGTCTATTTCCTCGAGTCCAAGCGATACAGCGTCTAATAGAGCGCATTTTACCGCTAGTTCAGCGAAGCGATTGCGAAAAGCGTCCTCGAATGTTTCGTCTTGATTGTCTTTAGGAAAATACTTATCTGCGTAATCGCTATAAATGTCTTGCGCTGCGTCGGTCATTGGCACCAGAGTAGGGTCGTATTTTACTCCTTTACCGCCAACAACGGGCGGGTTTTCAAAACCTTCAGCCACTCGTTTTTCAATGGATAGAAATTTATTAACATCTTTTTTGATATTTTTAAGAAGTCTATCCGCTTCAAGAAGTTCTTTTGAAGAGGGTCTTCTAGGAAAACCGTTCTTGTACTGCCAAAGCGTTAAAAAACGCGGCATAAGTCCCTTGTCGGCAAGCGACTTGTTCACAGCGTCTTTAAAGCCACGCATAGTTGTAGACGCGAGTATAGTTATGCTCGGATTGTAACAAGCACCGAAGTTGTGTCCTTTTTCAGCGAACGACACCCCAGTAAAATACTTATTTGAACAACTAAACAGGTGACACAAAACGTCGTTAATTTCTTGTTGATACCCTTCGCCTTGAGCTACGCCTTTAAGGAATGTTGCACATTCGTCCATAAGGTTTAAACGTTCTTGAGCGTCGCCCAAGCCTAGAATGATAGAAGTAGAGGATTTATACGAACCTGAAGACAAAAGAGAAGTTTCATCCAAGAGGTCTTTTAAAAGTCCTTGAATAATATCTTTACCAGCGCCCGATTTAGCGAGATTCATAATATACATATTTGATCTAACATCGTACTGAATGGCTTGAGTACGGTATTTATTCGCGCAAAGAGCACTCATGAGCGCTAAAGCACCCCCGAGCGACACAGCGTCTTGTTTGCCTCGGCTCATAAGTTCACAGTATTTTTGAACATCACCCATAAGACCGCGAGCACGAGGATACTCTTTTTTCGTTTCAGCAATGATTGGCCTTGGGGGTGTTATTTCGTTAAACGCGTAAAGGAATTTATGCGCAGCCTCGCCGCGCTTCGCACGTTCACGGTTAATTGCGTGCAGCATATTAGTATAAAATCTTAAAGCGTTTGTTTCCTCATCAGCGGAAGAATCTGCACCACGTGTTTTATCTTTAAAGTAATTAAGCGGTCCGTGATGTTCGCGGTCGTAATCAAGGAGTTCTTTGACGCCAATTTCAATAGGAAGTTCTTTGCCGATAAGAATAGCAGTAAGGTTTCTAATTCTATCATGCGAGCCGTGCGCAGCGCGGTCTTTTTCAGGCGGATGATAGCCAGAAAGATCAATACTTTTTCTTTTCTCTTTTGAGTAACCGTATTTTCTAGCGTAATAATCTCTGACAAGATCAAAAACGCTTTCATCAAGTACGGGAAGTTCTTCGGGAGTTAAATAAATAAGCTGATCTTCGCCAATCCAAATATATGGTTGCTTAGTAATTTCATGGATAGATGGCGGCAGCAGAGTGTATTTTCCATTTGAAAGAAATTCAACTTGATCTTTTATTCCTTTAGGAAGAATTATTTCTGGTTTAATTGTAATTGTTCGAGAAAGAAAATCAGGTTTTTGAAAAAACCTACTTTCGCCTGTTTGTCCTTTTTTAACCGCAGGAGATTCTGGAAGAACGCGAGCTAAGTCAGGGTCATTAGAATCAATATCAAGAGCGACCGTTTTAGAAGCGTCACCACAAAGGAGTGCGATGCCGTAACCTTTTTGTATAGGAAATTTTTTATCCCACTCTTCGGCTTGTTCTTGCGTAATGCCGCGCTCACCGTAATCAATCGTCGAATAGCCTTTTTCAAGAGCCGATGCTTTAGATGATTTTAAACACGGGATGCAGTGATAACCTTGAGAAAGATACTTTTCGATCATTCAAATGAGTTAAACGAGTGACCGTAGCTTTAGTCAACAAATACGACAGGCGTCATTTAACGCGCCTAGCATATCGAATTAACCTATGATTGTTGACATGACGTTTAGCTTCTACGAATGTCAACAACACTGTATGAAAGTATTGAACACGAAGGACTCACCTCAACAAAAGGTTAAAGCTCTCATTGTTGGCCCATCGGGTAGCGGTAAAACATCGTTAGCTAAAACACTTAACGGCAAGACGATAGTTATTAGCGCAGAAGCGGGTTTGTTGTGTTTGAAAGGTTCCGACATAGATTACATAGATATTACGGTAAACGATAAGGGCGACGTGCTAACAACGTCACTTGCGCGGTTACAACGACTCATGGAAGTATTCGAGTGGCTGCACGCAGGACAAGATTACAAGAACGTTTACGTTGACGGTTTAACAGAAATTTCCGAGATATTAGTTGAAGAACTTAATAGGCAGTTTCCTGATAGAAAAGATTCGTTTCCTATGTGGGGCGAATATAACAAAAAAATGCGTTCAGTTATTAAAAACTTTCGTGATCTTCCGTATAACGTTTTCATTACAACCGTAACTAAAATAGACAAAGATGAAAACAATCGTCGCATTGTTGCGTTTCAAGTTGCGGGTAGTATCTCAGAAAAACTCGCACAGTATTTTGACGAAGTTTTTTACGTTCATGTTGACGAGAATAAAAAACGTAGCCTTGTAACGTCCCTTAGCGACATTATTCCAGCTAAAGACCGAAGCGGAAGACTCGCACCCCAAGAGGAAGCAAATTTGTCTATCATTATGGACAAAATAAACAAAAAACAACCAATAACAGAAAAAGAAAAGGAAAAATAAAAAATGAGTTTACTAGATTTAACAAGTGTTTCTGAAAGTTCAATCGACGCTGGCGAGTACGTAGTTTCTTGCGCAGAAGCGGAAGTAAAGGATACAAAAAGTGGCGACGGACAATATATTAAATGTGTTTTCGAGACTGAAAAAGGTCAAAAGATTTTTCATAATTTCAACATCAAAAACAAAAATTCAAAAGCTACCGAAATCGGACTTGCTCAACTTAAGACTTTTATGCGCGTCGCAGGTAAGCAAAATTACAACAACCTCGGCGGTGTTGGAGAGCTTTTGGGGCTTAGATGTTCAGTTAAAGTGAAAATCGAAGAAAACGATTACGGAGTTAACCCACGCATTACTAATTTTAAACCTGTAGCGGGTGCAACGCCTGCAACAGCAACAGATTCTAAAAACGTAGTTCCTTTCTAGGTTTTTATGAAGCAGCTACGGCCGTATCAAGCTGAAGCTATACAAACACTTTGGACGGGGTTTAGCACCAAGCCCCGTCAACTTTGCACACTCCCCACAGGTAGCGGCAAGAGTTTTATCATCACGGACATACAACGTCGTTTAGCCGAGGTTAAATATAAATCAGTTTTACTCTTAAATCGTGACATTCTCGTTGAGCAATTCTCTCGCGATATGCAACTTTATCCGTTCGGGATTTACGCCGCAGGTTACGGTAAAAAAGAAAAAAACAATCTCATAACCATAGCCATGATTCAAAGTTGTCATAAACAAGTTTTCGATGACGCCAAGGTTATTATTGTAGATGAGTGTCACAACATAAACGATGACGGAATGTACACGCGCTTTGTTGAAGCGCACCCCAACGCTAAAATACTAGGATTTACAGCCACCCCGTACAACGGCGGCGGTTATATTTTTGGTAACGATAAGTTTTTTCAAAAACGAGATTACTTTAGAACACTAGAGGCTATGGTTGCAGACGGCTATTTAGTACCGCCAAAATCCGTGTGTCCTGTTCACGAACAGTTCGATACTTCTCAGTTGCGAGTTCGTGGCGACGATTACGTTCTTGAGGATTTAACACAGTTAATAAGCGATAAGAAAAAAGCCACAACGCAAGTTCTTGATGCTTTATCTAGGCTTACTGATAGAAAAAAAGTTATCTGGGCTTGTTTAAATGTTGAACACGCAGAGAACATAAAAAAAGAAATAGAAAAATTTGAAGATTGCGCAATCATCCATTCAAAGCAAAAAGCGGGACAACAAGAAGCTTATAAGAAAATGTTCGAGCAAGGCGTGTGCCGCCACATGGTTTCTGTGATGATGGTTTCCGAAGGGTACGATTACCCAGCCGTTGATTCCATAGTAATTTTGCGACCTACTCGGTCAGCTAAGTTGTACGTTCAGCTTGTCGGTCGAGGACTGAGGATAAGTGCAGGAAAAACCGATTGCAAAGTTCTTGATTACGGCGAAGTTATTAAACACCTTGGTAGCGTTTACGACCCGAATATAGAAAAAGAAAAACGTAAAAAAGCCGACGACGAAAACACCCCAAGTATTTTTCATTCATCTGGACAGAAGCTTTGTCAAAATTGTTTTTCCGTTATGAGTATTAAAGACCGAGTTTGTCTTGATTGCGGCACCGAAACTCATTTTGATTACGAAAAAAACTTACGCGAAAAAGCCGCTGCGGCAGATATAGCAAATCAATCGCGGGAAGTTTCCGTTAACAGAATACTTCTTTCGCAGCACATTTCGCGCAACACCATGAACAAATGCGTTAAAGTTAGTTTTCAAGGTAACATTATGACCTATTCAAATTACTATACAGCGCACCCCTTTTCTTGGTCTAAGTGCCAAGTGCTTATGAAGAAATTAACGGGTTGGGATTTCGATAACTTCGACGAGTGCTATGACAATTTAGCCGACCTAGTGGTTGAAAATATACCGCAGTCCATTAGTGTTAAACGTGATGGCAAATATGATCGGATTACGAAAATCTCTTTCAAAGAAGCCGCCGAGCGAAGCGGAGATTGAGCATAAGATACTTGTTTATTTAAACGTTTCTCGTATAGGTTTTTTTTGGAAAAATCACACAGCAGGTTATTTCGACGGCAAGCGATTTCGTAAGCAAGCAAGTCCATTTGCTATTAACGGAGTGCCAGACATCATAGGCATAATCGACGGTCAATTTGTAGCTTTTGAGGTTAAGTCCGCACGGGGCGTTCCGAGTGACGCGCAAAAAGCTTTTATGAGAAAAGCGACTTCTTCGGGCGCACGAGTCGCTGTAGTGAGAAGCCTGCAGGAAGTTCTTGAAGCTTTAAAAGCTTGGGAATTTTCTCTGAAGGAATAACCTTGCGTTCTTTCCATTTAGAAATGGCCGACCGTGACACGCCAAGGTATTTTGCGAGGTCGCTTTGCGAAATGTTTTTTTCACGAATGAGTCGCGTTAATTGATTGATTTTCATTTCGATTGTTGACATTATGTCAACAATGTTTTTGTGTCAAAAGAGATGCGCATATTGTTATCAAACATACACCTAAAAGAGTTTGGCGGTAGCGAGTTGGTTACTGTAGAGTTAGCCGAGTATTACGCATCCATTGGTCACAAGGTTACGCTTTACTCTCCTCTTATCGGAGCACCTTTATTGCCTACGATTAAGCGTGATAACATCACTCTTGTCGTAAAAGAGCCAAGCTTAGATGAGCTGTACGGCTTTGATATTATTTGGAGCCATCACGGGCTTCTTTTAGATACGATAAACGTACAAAACAAACTGGCGCATCAGTTGATTGTCGCTAATCATATGTCGTCTTGGGTAGATATTGAACAACCAAAATACGGCTTTGATCAAGTAGATATTATCTTGGCTAATAGCGAAGAAACTAGAGCCAATATGAGCGAGCTTCATCGCGCCAAATGTCAGCTATTTCAAAATCCAACACCTGCTCCTGTTTGGAGCGATGAGCTTTGCACAAGAAAACGACCGCTTGGATTAAGCATAAGTAATCATCGCACTGCAGAGCTTGTGACGTTTATGGGCATGAACTCTAAAGACGTAGACTTTGAATTGATAGGAATGAAATCTCAAAATTACATACGAATAAGTTCACAAAAAATCTACGACATAGAACCCGATTTTGTTATCTGTAATGGCAAATCTGTGCAAATGGCTCTTGCTGCTAATGTGCCAGTTTTCCTTTTTGATAACTTTGGAGGTTGCGGCTGGCTCACGGAAGAGAACTTTGCAGACGCCGAGTGGCACAATTTCTCTGGGCGTGGTTTTAAGAACTCTCCCAACCTTGCCGACATACTCTTCTTCGATACAATAGAGCCAATAGAAATGACCGATGACAGAAAGAACAAGTTCATTTTAGACAATAGGATTAAACAGCTTGGAATTTACTGAATTTCTACCACGCGCTCAATTTCAGCAAATGAAGGCGCACTACCCAACAAGCAATCTTTATTGCGAAGACCTTGAATATAAAAGCCTCATCGCTGGTAACGAGAAATGGAATAAATTTCATAAAATGGTTTTCTCGAAATCCTTTTGGGAATTTTACCTACCATCAATAAACCTCTACACCTTTTCGCCCTTGTACCGTGAGAGTCGTACTGGCGTTATGGATCCACGAGAACGCCGCCCTCTTCTTTATTCTCGAATTGATATTAAGACCGAGCGACAATCCACTAGCGGCATACACATAGACGAGAAACAAAGAATAGTTACAGGAGTGCTTTGTTTCACTAATCAATGGGAAATAGACGGCGGGGAAATAATCCTATGCCACCCCGATGGTCGTACAAAAAAGAAAATAGAGTTCGAGGATAACTTGTGCACCATTAACCATCAGGATAAAGACGGGCACCACTACATTAACCCCATGAAGCGTGGGACAAAACGCTACATTGAGTTTAGCCTTAACGCCACATGGGCTTTTTACAAAAGATAGGAACTTATGAAAATAGCATACGTAACACCAGACGCTGCAGACCCCCTAGCCTTTTACCGAGGCAGTGGCCCCTTATCGAACATGGTAAAAACACACCCCGATTTTGATTACACTCACATTCCTAACGATATAAATTGGGCATCACTAAAAAGATACGATGCTATTTTCTTACAAAGGCCACACAACCCAGAGTTTTTAAAAGTCTGCGAGATTGCAGACAAGTGGGACATTCCTATCATTGGCGACTTTGACGACTGGCTCTATGAGCTACCGCCAAGCAATCCTGCTTATTTTTCTTTTAAACAAAATCAAAAGAACTTTGTGCAAATTTTAAACTCTCTTGATTCAATAATGGTCGCCACAGAAAAGTTAAAGGAATTGATACTTCCAATGCTTCTTGATCAATCAAAACCTATTCACGTTGTACCTAATGCCTACGACGTTCAATTATTTAAAAAATATAGACACAAAGACAACGTAAAACCAAAGGCTAAAATATTTGCTTGGAGAGGTGGCAATAGCCATTTAGCTGATATGCAGTCAGTGAAAGAAGATTATCTTAATCTTTTTAAAAGCTTCCCTGATTGGCAGTTTATTTTTATTGCTCAACACCCCTGGATATTAGATGCCAAAGGGTTTTCTAATGTACAAATGGCTGACCCATTAAAGATTATTGAATACTTTAGGGCCATCCACGATACGGGCATAAGTATACTTGCGCACCCATTAGAGGATAATGATTTCAATAGAGCCAAATCAATGTGTAGTTGGCTAGAAGCCACACACGCTAGGGCCGCTTTTATTGGCCCAGACTTCGAAGAATTTAAACGTGATGGGATATTAAATTACGGCAAGGATTTATCTTTTTTTGAAGCAAGCTCCCGCTTATTAAATGATCCACAATTAATGAATAAAATGTATTTTGATAGTGAGGTGCACATTATGAAACACCTCACCTTAGACGTTGTGAACGAAAAGCGTATTAAAGCTTTTCGTGAACTTATACGCTAGTGCCGAACCACATGACATAAAGTATACCAGGAGATCCGGCTCCACCAGCCGCAGCTGTTGCTGCGTTAATACCGCCTCCGCCTCCACCGCCAGACCCATAAACAGTGCCCGAAAATCCTGCTTGCGCGCCTGCTCCGGAGTTACCAAAACCTCCAGCACCACCAGGCCCCAAGTGCCCTGCTGCTCCTCCGCCGCCGCCGCTTCCGGCACTACCGCCAGCACCACCGCTTGCTCCCGTTCCAGTTGTAGAGTTTCCACCCCTACCACCAGCGCCGCCACTCGATCCCCCGTTACCACCGTTTGGTAATCCACTACTAATTCCACCAGCGCCACCACTTACACCAGAAGCCCCACTTCCACCCCGACCAGCTGGAAAAAACTTGGTTATTACTCCGTCAGAAAAAATTGTATCGGTTCCAGCAGAGCCAGCAGCTGTCGCCCCTCCGCCAGCACCACCAGTTCCAATTGTAACGGTATAAGTATTTCCTGGAGTGATATTTACGAGGTGCCAGCCTATTGCACAACCACCACCACCGCCGCCTCCTCCGCCGTTGCCTGCGTTTGTTGCTCCACCACCGCCGCCTCCTCCGCCACCTACTCCCGCCACTATGATCCAAGTAGAGGCAAGTTCACTAGAAGCGGGGGCTATCCACGATCCACTTGACGTAAATTCCTGAACCCGAACTTTTCTATCAATAAGCCAGTTAATGTTAGCGCCAAGCTTTGAAAATAAGCTTTCCGCCGTAGGCCTATTTGCGGATACTTCTTCGGTTAATACGGGCGATTGTGTTGGTGCAATGTCTGCCATAATGTCTCCTAATTAAATCATATAGTACGGACTGCCACCATCTCCAAAATCGGCACTGCCGTTCGTAATATGGGTGTAAAGTAGTTTAACTGCATCACTTGTTTGTATATCATAATCAGCAAATTCCATAGTCATTCCAACTGTTGGGGTTATGGCTAAATCGTCAACCAAACGAATAACATTATCTGTACCAATAGTTTTGAGTACCCCCGTGGCAGAAATGCTAAAGTCGTCGTTACGAATCTGCACAACGGCCCCAGCAAAGCGCGACCATTTAAGATATTCAGCTTCAGTGGCACTGTAGCTTGTCTGAATTGTAAACGTCTTGTCGTCTGTAACCGCTGAGATTTCACTAGCAGGTGATATGTAACCATATCTAGCATCGCCTGAGAAATTGGTATCAAGCACTGTAAGTGTAACGTCGCCAGTTTTTAAATCTAAGCTCTTTTGAATTACTTGGAATAAACGAGTTCCAAAGTTAGTAGCGCCACTGTTAATGTCTGGAATCATTAAACTTGCGCTATCAATATAAACGTTATTGCCAATATCAATAGAAAACCCGTCGCCAAAGGTTGTTTTTAAATTCTGAATCTGTGAAGCAGCAAACTTGTACCTAAAAAGCCTACGCTCTGCCGCTGTAGTTACAACATTCTCAGCTCTTAGACCCTTAGACTCAATTGTAAATGTTTTATTTC